TGATTTGTTCCAAGCATCATTCATTTCTTGAGTCCAACAACGTGGGGTAAGCGCCTCACGCTCATCTTCACGCACCAGCTTGGCAAAGGCTTCAAAATTTTCTAGCAATTCACTAGATCCCCAGAATGGGATGCCAGCCATTGCCGCCATTTCAAGAATTTGTTGTTTACGCCATCCAGTCATGCTTTACTCCTCAAAGGATAAGGTGGGAAAGGCCAGTTGTCAGGCCAATTATTTTTGTCCATTTTTGTTCCATCCACGGCAAAATGCCTTTTGTTTTTGCGTCAAGTCAGGGCTAAAAGTAGCCACTGAACATTCGGGATGTAAGTCAATCATTTGGCTGATTGGCGGGATAAAGTAGGCCAAGCCAAAAAAAGCTATGGCAGCAAAAAGTTTAGTCATTGGATTGCTCCAAACGACTATGCCCCTCAGAATCAAGCATATCTAACACCTCATCTGGCAAGATTGGCGCTACGTCAACGCCTTCGTAAATTACCTTGTCAACAAACGAGTTGTAGATGCCTGTTTTATCTTCTTCGTACAGCCAATGCACTGATACGATTTTTTGTTCAAGTTGCGCGTTAAAGATCATGATTTCTCCAAAAAGACCCAAATGGGCATGGTTGAATTATAAGCAGACTTATAGGTTTTGTGCAACATTTTTAAAAATAATTTCTTTGTCTGCTGCCCAGGCCTCAAGGAACTCTATGAACTCTGCTGCTCGCTCTTTAGAGAAATCGCGTGTTTGCAAGCCAAGTTGTACAATGCCACTGCCATCAAGCGAGGGCACAATCTGACCCTGCGGCAGGCCTAGCTGTTTGCAAAATTCATAGACAAGAAAGCGTTTCCAAGATTCCGCATCCCATTTAGCACCCAAGTGTTGCGCTTGGACAGCAATCTCTGACAACATGGCGTGATACTTTGCGTTCTGCTCGTCACTACGGGATTCCGCTTTAATCTCCATCCGCAAGGCTTTTCCGGCTCTCAAAGTGTCCTTTACCTTAGGCCAGATCTTTGCCATAACTGCGCTGGCTTGTTCGGGGTTTTGTAGGTGGAAAATCATTCAACTACCCCAATCATTCTTAAAGCCGCTTCAGGGCCGTCAACACGGCACAACGTACCTCCGCACCAATTCTTAAAAAAGTCCTCTTGTAGGGCCGTTAAACGCTTTCTAGGCCCATCTTTAACTTCCATTAACCAACTGTGGTTCTTGTAGCCGACCAAAAGGTCAACTGGCAGGCCAATAATCCAAACGTAAGCGCCAGCGGCTCTAAGCGCTGAAACAACCTGGGCTTGGTTAGCATCCACTCGGGCGGCGCGTCTAATCATTTGTTTCCTTTAAATTGTTCATGCGATCACGCAAGTTCTGTGCGGCTTTCAAGCTTCTGCGCTTACCAATGTCTTCAATCACGGTTAGCCACCAATGGTAGGCTTCGCCGTTGCCCTCCTCCATTGCTTTCTTGCGGTAACGTTTCTTCCACTCCACCGCTTCCATTTGGCTCATAGTCTCCCGTAAGTTCAAGCGCTCTGAGAATGACAAATTCGCTAAATTGCCAACCTTCTTGGGTGCGGTCAAGGATTCTTTGGGCTTGTTCATAAGTCAAAATTTCACCTCGTCATACCATGCGGTAATAGTTTTAACTTTTCTTGGGTAATTTGCTAAGATTGGTGGTTTTCTTGGCTTTTCAGTATTTGACCATTGATGATGGCTGCACATAGGTCTGTCAATTTGTACGGCCCACAAGTTTGGACAACCAGGCACTGAGCAATAAGACGAATAAACTTCTTTTTCTTCAGGTTTTTGATTAGGTTTAGCAAATGTCATTTTGAATATTTCCCATCAATGATTTTTTGAAAATTTGTTGCGTTTACTATCCATTCAAGATCTGGTCGCCATGTCCGGCCTTTGGTTTCAAAACCGTTAGCCAATGATGTGTCGTTTGCAATGTAGTTAAAAAACGAATCCCACCATTTGATTCCCGCTTCGGTTGTTGTGTAGCCCTCAGGCGAATACGCTGATGGCCTGCCTGCTTGATGCCAACGCTGTCTCATGTTAGCCTGCCTTGTACCCTCCCATGACCTTGGTTGAGTCAAATGGGGCAAATGCTTTCCCCAAAGGTTTAAAAGTTCCTTGTAAGGGCAAGGAGGGAAGGTACTTCCCGACATAGAAGGTTTACCTTCTTTAATAATTGGTTCTTGGTTATTGGTTATTGGTTCTTGGTTATTGGTTGGTTGAACGTCCGTTGAACGGGCGTTAGACCTGCGTTCAGCGGATGCCTTGCCAGCGCGTGAAGCCTGCTCTATTTTGGAATGAAAATGTGCAATTTCTTTGTCTGCACGATTGCTTGTCCAACCATCTTCGCCCAAAACAAAAAATTCGTTTAGAACCAAACCCACTTCGTCTTCATGCTCTCGCATTCCTATCTGACGAGCAACGGACGTTAAACCAGAGTTCAACGGGCGTTCGCTAAGATAGTAAGCATCAAGAAGTCGGCGATAGGCAATGTCTTCAATAGGCGACAAATGCCGTGTGTGACTAACATAGTCACCAATGTTGAACTGGTAATAGTGCATTAAAGCAACTCCGCAAATCTCCCTGAAAGAAACCTCGGCAGGCGGGGAGTTCGCTTTTCGGTACGCTCATGACTTCGTACCTAGCCGTGTTTCAAAATATCATATCACGCTTTGCTGTACACAATAATCCGTCCATCTGTTCTTGGAACATGATTTCTGTTGTTGAACGCAATTTCTCTGGCGCTCTGGTGGCATTGAGTTTCCCAATTTCGCCAATCAAAAGCATTGACCGCCTTTTTAGCCACAACCAGACCCCAGATGGTTTCGCAGCCAAATCCACGATCCAGTGCTTTAGTGCCTTTTTCCTCTATCAATCCATCTTTTTCTAGCTGTCGCCTGTAGTAGTTGGCGGCACTTTTTGATACGCCTAATTCTTCCATCAATTGTGCTGTTGTTCTGGGGCCGTGGGCAAGGGCGGCAAAGATGTTTTCTCTAGTTTGAACCATTTGGGTTTGAGTGTTTTGAGTTGATAGATACGCATAACGGGAACGTCATTGCCCCATTGTGCAATTGCTGCCTGGCTGATGCCAAGAATGGCGGCTAACTTGGTTTGTGACCCTGCAAGCCTGATGGCGGTAGATTTTTCCATGAGACAAGTATAACCTGACTTATGTTGTATTCATGCAACTTAGGGTTTGTCCTGACAAAATAATTTAAAAAAAGACTTGCATGATGTATAAGTTGCCTTATAATTCATTCATGCCCCAAGCAATTCCGCAGGGGTCTTTTAAGAAAGTAAGTTATGAAATACAAATTGAATGTTGCGCGTGACGTAGATGTAGACGGTCACAGCGAAGATGAAATGAGCTACATCCTCAACTTGCCAAATGGCTTCCGCTTTGATGATGACTTGGTTCATACACGGGGCTATGACACCATGATGGAATTGCGCCAAGCCGCCAAGACCGACATCATTCCTTGCAATTGCACTAGCTGCACACAATAAACCAAACGGGGCTTCGGCCCCTAGAAAGACAAATTATGAAAGAACAAATCCTTGACTGTTTAGCCGCTATCGCCATTGGCGTAATGTTTGCCATTCTTTTGGCATGGCGGGGCTAATGAACACAATTATCCTTAAACGCGCCCGTGAACTTTGGTGCAACGACATGACACCAGTAACAACCCAACGCCACAACATCCGCGCATGGGTTCGCTCAGTCCGCAATCTTGGCGACAAACACATCCTAGCAATTAAGATCACAAAGAAAGACGAATCATGAAAAATTTAGCTTCTGCACTTGTCAAAGCACAAATGGCCTTTGGGCCTGCTTTAAAGACCGCTACAAACCCGCATTTCCGTTCACGCTACGCTGACCTGTCCGCTTGCGTAGAAGCCGTTATGGACGGTTTAAACCGCAATGGCATAGCAATGATCCAGCAATGCTCAGAGTCTGACACTGGCGTAGTGGTGGAAACAGTGTTTATCCACGAATCTGGCGAAATGCTGAATTGCGGCAAACTTCATGTTCCCGCTGTCAAGCACGACCCACAAGGTTACGGATCTGCTTTAACCTATGCTCGCCGTTATTCATTGATGGCTGCTTGCGGTATTGCACCTGAAGATGATGATGGCAACGCTGCCAGCCGCAAAACTGAGATCAAAAAGTCTGAAGTTGATGAAGCAAAAATGGCTGACTTGTTAGCCGCCATAGAAGCAACAATGACAGAAGAAGATTTAAAGAAAGCCTATATCGCCGCCTACGCTTACGCTAATGGTGAACCGACTTGGCAGAAGCGAGTTATTGCCATCAAAGACAAAATGAAAGGAAAACTGTAATGGAACAAAGATCACCAGAATGGTTTGCCGCCCGATTGGGCAAGGTAACCGCCTCTAAGGTAGCTGACGTTATCGCCAAAACCAAAACGGGTTATTCAGCATCGCGTGACAACTACATGGCCCAACTTGTTTGCGAACGCATGACAGGAGTGCAAGCCGAAGGATTTACGAATGCTGCAATGCAGTGGGGTACAGATCAAGAACCTTTAGCCAGGGCCGCATACGAAGCGATTAAAGACGTTTTGGTGGCTGAGACAGGCTTTGTCATTCACCCGCGCATTTCAGAGGCTGGTGCGTCTCCTGATGGGCTTGTTGACTACAACGGTCTGATTGAGATCAAATGTCCTAACACTGCAACGCATATTGAGACTGTCTTATTGGGGAAAGTGCCAACCAAGTACATTACGCAAATGCAGTGGCAAATGGCGTGTACTGAAAGGGATTGGTGCGACTTTGTAAGTTTTGACCCTAGAATGCCTGATGGACTACAGTTATTCATTAAACGGGTTGAATTTGATTCAATGTATGTAAAGATGTTGGAATTCGAAATCCAAGAGTTTTTAGATGAACTAGAAACAAAAATAAAGAACCTAAACGAAAGAAAAAATGGCCACAGTACTTAAAGAACTTAGCGTTATCACAGGCAAATACACTGACGCTACAGGCAAAGAAAAGAACCGATATACACGAATCGGGTCTATCATTGACACAAAGAATGGAGAAATGCTTAAAATTGACGTAATTCCAGTGATGGAAGGTTCATGGTCGGGGTGGGCTTATGTCAATGATCCTCGTCCTAAAGAACCAAAAGACGAAGATATTTCTTTTTAATGACCTAACTGGGATCCTCCTCCAGAAAGTCGGGCGCTGGCAGGCCGTCCGCATAGGTCAATGTCTGCCACTAATTCGGGGAAAAGCGGATGCTGTGAATAGGAAATGAGGCGCTGTCCTCTATGACAGCCACAGACGCAGCGAGTACCCCATTAAATTAAGGACGAATCATGAAACTATCAGATATTTTTGGCGGTCACCCTCTTAACCTTTTTCCAAGGGTAAGAAAAGATGATCCAGTGACGAGTCATGAAGCAGCGGAAAGCATAAAAGACAAAGCCTCAGACCACTGGAGCGAAATCACGAATTGTTTAGTTAAACACGGGGCGCTTGGCAAGGACGGGATTTCTAGCAATACAACGCTGGATCCTAACCAAGTTGCTAGGCGGTTAAGCGAGATGGAACGTCTTGGTTTAATTGAGCAAACGGGAAATAAAGTAAAGTCAAACACGGGCAGAAATGAACGTGAATGGCAAATCAGTGTAAAATAAGACAGGCATTTCGCCTATTTCAAGGAAAAATCATGGGTTACTACGGCAAAGAAAAGACACCTAAGGGTGTAGCCGCTTCGGATCGCACTGGCGAGAAGATGGGTAGTGAAAAAGGTGTTAACAGCACTAAGTTCATGCCTGGCGCTTCTGGCGAAAAGATTCCAAAGGGCGTGAACGCATCCGATATGTCTGGTGAGCGTAAAGCTAAACTGGTCGGCGGTGTTGCTATGGGCAAGGCTGATGGCATGGGCGACCGTGTTGATGGTCACATGGGCAAGGTTGACGGTCGTTTGGGCGAGTTCAAGGGCGGTAGCCGTGAACACGAGTGTTATTCGCACGAACGCGCTGAATACAAAAAATAAAGCGAAACCACGCAGTCCGGCATGACTGCGGGTTTCTAAACCAAGCAACTATGAAGGAGTTGAATGGCCTTAGACAATTGTAAAGCCTGCAAGCATTTCCAAGACCACGGTCAAATGGGAGTTTGTAGGCGTTATCCAACATACCAAAACCGCCACCATAGTGAAATATGCGGCGAATTTTTTGCTTTACCCGTTGAAATATTGGTTTTGCCAGTTAAAGAAATGACTGAAGAACCCGTAAAAAGACAACGTGGAAGGCCAAAAAAATGAAACTGATGCCATTGCGAGACAAGATTATTGTCAAACCGCAACAAAGAATCCAAAGTAGTTTGTATGTACAGACAGCGGAAGCTGACTCTGTTGGCTATGTGGTAGCTGTTGGCCCAGAAGCGGCTAAACACTTAAACATAGGCGACAAGGTTTATTTTGGTACGCTTGCCAAGAACTACGGGGATGAATACCTAAAGTTTGAGGAATTAAAGATTAACAACGAACGCCACTTAAAAATGAGTTGGCAAGACATTTGCTTTGTGGAAGAATCATGACTGAAAAACAAATCACCGACCGTATTGCTGAACTGACTAACCAGCAGAAAAGCATGGAAGTCAACTTAGTAGCCATCCAAGGCGCAATTCAAGATTGCCAATGGTGGTTAACCCAACTGGAGAGCAAAGATGCCCCTGAAGAAGTCAACCAGCCCCAAGGCGTTTAAAGAAAACATTAAGGCCGAAATGAAGGCGGGGAAACCCGTCAAGCAGGCCGTTGCAATTGCATACTCTGAAAAGCGTGAGGCTGAAAAAGCCAAAGCTAAAAAGAAATGAAAAAGCACGACAAACCAATTGAGCATAAAACCACGGGCAAGGGCAAGACCTACAACCCAACGGAAAAAGGCGCTGGCATGACTGCAAAAGGCCGCGCTGAATACAATGCAAAGAACGGCAGTAATTTAAAAGCCCCCGCACCTAACCCTAAGACAAAGAAAGATGAAGGCCGCAAGACTTCTTTCTGTGCCCGTATGGAAGGTGTAGTAAAAAACGCCAAAGGCCCTGCTGAACGGGCTAAAGCCTCACTGAAGAACTGGAACTGCTAATGAAACCTGGACTCTATGCGAATATCCATGCAAAGCAAGAACGCATCAAGGCTGAAAAGGCTGCTGGCGAAAAGGTAGAAAAGATGCGTAAGCCTGGCTCAAAGGGTGCGCCTACAGCTATGGCATTCAAAGAATCAGCCAAGACTGCAAAGAAAAAATGACTGAAACCGAAACTCCCCAAAAGCGTCCAGTAGGTCGCCCATCCCTTTATGACCCCGCTATATGTGAGCAAGTCATAGAGTTGGGGAAACTCGGCAAAAGCACTGAACAAATCGCTTCTCATTTAGGGTTTTCCCTTAGAGTATTTTATAAATGGCGTGATGAATATCCTGATTTTATGCACGCCTTGGAAGATGCGAAGCAATATGAGCAATATTGGTGGGAAGAACAGGCACAGGCTTATTTGATTGAGAACAAAGAAAGCGACAAAATCAACACTTCTTTGTGGTCGCGTTCAATGGCTGCAAGGTTCCCGAAGAAGTATCGTGAGAGTACAAAGACTGAAATTACAGGTGCTGATGGCGCTCCATTGATTTCTGGCATCCAAGTTACTTTTGTAAAGCCTGAATGAGCGAAGTCAGTGGAACAATCAAGAAGGCTGAGTTTCCTGAGAAACTGGCTTGCTTATTTCAGCCAGCTAAGTCTCGCTATCGCGTCCTATACGGTGGTCGTGGTGGGGCTAAGTCGTGGGGAATTGCCAGGGCTTTATTGATTAAAGGCGCTAAAGACCCGTTACGCATACTTTGCGCCCGTGAATTCATGACCTCAATGAAAGACTCGGTTCACAAGCTACTGAGCGACCAGATTGAGGATCTCAGCCTAAACGGGATGTATGAGATCACCCAGAACACGATACGGGGCAAGAACGGCACTGAATTTAACTTTGTTGGCCTGCGTAACAACATTGCCAACGTCAAGTCGTTTGAGGGTGTGGACGTTTGTTGGGTAGAAGAAGCGCAGTCCGTGTCAGCCAGGTCGTGGGATGTGCTGATCCCTACCATCCGTAAAGAACAGTCTGAGATTTGGGTTAGCTTTAACCCTGAACTTGAGACAGATGAGACTTATCAGCGGTTTGTTTTGAATCCACCTGACAACTCGGTGGTGACAAAAATCAACTGGAATGACAACCCTTGGTTTCCTGACACGCTGCGCCTTGAAAAAGACTCACTCAAGCAAAGGGATATGCAAGCCTATAACACCGTCTGGGAGGGCATTTGCCGCCAGACTGTTGATGGGGCTATCTTTGCCCGAGAACTTCAGCAAGCAGACTTAGAAAACCGCATTACAAAGGTAGGATATGACCCGTCTAAACCTGTTCACGCTGTATTTGACTTGGGTTGGTCGGATGCGACAGCGATTTGGTTTGTACAGTTCATTGGAATGGAAACGCGCCTTATTCGGTATATCGAGGATTCGCAAAAAACGATCACGGATTACCTTGCTAAGATGCAGACCTTCGGGTATGTATATGACACGCTCTGGCTCCCGCATGATGCTGAAAACAAAACCTTGGCAGCGGCAGGCCGATCCATTGACCAAATTGTCAAAAGTGCAGGCTATAAAACAAAGATTATCCCGCGCACGCCAGTAGTAGATTCAATCAACGCAGCCCGTACATTATTCCGTAACTGTTGGTTTGATAGGGAAAACTGCCATGATGGGCTACAATGTTTACGTCATTATCGCTATGAGGTAGACCCTGAAACTAAACAATTCAGCAAAAACCCGTTGCATGACCAGTACAGCCACGGCGCAGATGCTTTTCGTATGCTTGGATTGATGGTAAACGAGCCTAAGAAACGCGCTCCACCAAGGCGAAGTTATCAAATGCCTAATTCATGGATGGCCTAAATATGAGCGATTCTCAATCGGATTACGATCCAATCATTGACGAGGCAAAGCAATTCCTCAAACTGTGCAATGACGCGGACACAATGAACCGTCAGCAAGGGTTGGAAGACCTGAAGTTTGTCTCCGCTGGTGAGCAATGGCCTGTTGAACTCCAAAATAGCCGAAACCTTGAATCGCGCCCTATCCTGACCATTAATAAGTTGGATGGATATTGCCGCCAGGTAACGAACCAGCAACGCCAGCAGCGCCCACGGATCAAAGTCCACGGCATGAACAACCAATCGGACGCTAAGACAGCGCAAGTGATTGAAGGCATCTGCCGCCACGTTGAAGTGCAATCAAACGCTGATAACGCTTACGACACCGCCTTTGATTACGCTGTTCGCATGGGATGGGGTTACATCCGTCTGATTACCAAATACGTTAATGACGAGAGTTTTGACCAAGAAATCTACATTGATGCAGTAGAAAACCCGTTTACTGTTTACTTTGATCCAAACTCTACCCGTATTGACGGTAATGACGCTGAACGTTGCTTAATCACCACAATGATTAGCAAAGACAAGTTCAAAATTATGTACCCTGGCTTTGATGATGGCAACGGTACATCATTTAGCCAACGTGGGACGGGTGATTCTCAGTCGGAATGGATCACCAAAGAAGATATTCGGGTCGCTGAATACTATTATGTAGTGCATGAGAAAGCCAAACTGTACCAATTAAGCGATGGCACTACACAATATGCTGATGGCAAAGACTTTTTTGCCAGGGTAGAGGCTGCTGGCCTGACCATTGAGAATGAACGTGACAGTTACAAGCGCACAGTCAAATATAAGAAACTAACCGCCATCGAGGTGATTGAGGAGCGTGATTGGCCTAGCCGTTACATTCCAATCGTGCCTGTTTATGGTCGCCATGTGGTCGTGGGTGACAAGCGCCACAAGTTTGGTATTGTTCGCCATGCCAAAGACGCGCAGCGGATGTACAACTTCTGGCAGACAACCATCACCGAATCGGTCGCACTTGCTCCAAAGGCCAAATGGCTGATGGCAGAAGGCCAAGATGAGGGTCACGAAGGTGAATGGGCAGCAGCTAACGTCAAATCGTTCCCGTTGCTGAGATACAAGCAAACCGACATTGACGGTAACGCAGCGCCTGCACCAACTCGCCTTCAGCCTGAACCGCCTCCAGCAGGCGTTATGGCGGCTTCTGCATTGATTAACCAAGACATTGCCACTCTGATGGGCATTTACGACCCGTCGCAGCAAATGCCTGGCAATATTTCTGGTAAGGCGCTGAACGGTCAGCAGCAACAGGTTGATCTGACTAACTTTGATTTCTATGACAACTTAACTAAATCAATTGCTCATGTGGGTAAGATTATTCTTGACTTGATCCCCAAGATTTACGACACACAACGTGTAATGCGGATTATTGGCACTGATGGCAAGCCGGATTTGGTGACAATTAACGAAGCCAAGCAAAATGACGAAGGCGTGTTTGAAGTATTGCACGACATGACCATCGGTCAATATGACGTAGTAATGGAAACAGGCCCAGGCTACAACTCTAAGCGCCAAGAAGCCGTTGAATCAATGATGCCGCTGTTTACTGGCAATCAAGAGTTGTTCCACGTTGCTGGAGATTTGTTGTTCAGAAACATGGAATTCCCTGGCGCTGAAACTATTGCAGACCGATTGGCTGCGGCTAACCCGTTAGCCCAGATTGACGAAAAATCAGATATTTCGCCACAGGTTCAAATGCAATTGGCTCAAGGTAAACAGCAAGTTGACCAACTTAATCAGCAGATTCAGGCTATGCAAATGGCAATGAAGCAGCGTCAAGATATTGAGCAAGTCAAACAAGACAATGAAATTAAACGTGAGTTGTTACGCCAGACTGCCAAGGCACATAACACTGAAACAATGGCTGAAGTTAAGGTTAACGATCAAAATACCCGCGCTATTACAAGCCAAAACAAGACTGAGATTGATGCAATTGTGCAGTTACTGTTGCATCATATGGATACAGGCAGATTACAAAAAGAGATTGAATCGCGTAATGCAGAACAATACGGCGCTATGAATACAGCAACACAAGATATTGAATCAGGTTCAAATCCATTGACGCAACAATAAATTCGTGATAGATTAATCACAAACCTTACCCGTCAGGTAGACGGGGAAAACCCTTGAGGCAACTCATGCAAAGTGAAAAAGAAGCTGGTCAGGTATTGACTAGTGAGAATGCAGCAGATTTTTATTTCGCAAAATTAGGCATAGCTGATAAACAAGCACCCGAGGCCGTAGTAGAGGAAACTCCTACGGAGCCGGACACAGAAAGTTCTCAGAGTGAGCCTAGCGAAGAAAATGAAGCAAAACCGACAGAGGAACGTAAACCGAATCCAAAGCTCGAAAAAAGGTTTTCAGACATAACCCGCCAACGTGAAGAAGCGCGTAAAGAAGCGCAACAGGAACGTGAAGCGAGAGAGAAACTGGAAGCCGAAGTAATGGCTTTGCGCCAGCAGTCAGCGCCAAAAGCAACGAATGTAGACGCAAAGCCTCAGCCGAGCCAATTTGAGGATGCTTTTGAATATGCAGAAGCACTCGCAGAATGGTCAACTGAGCAAGCGTTAGTAAAGCGAGATCGAGAGGAAAAGGATCGTAGGGTTGACGAGGAACGCCAAAAAGTCATTCAGACTTGGGCTACCAAAGTAACAGCAGCGAAATCCGAACTACCCGATTTTGATGACATGGTGGCATCTAGCGATGTGGTCGTTCCTGACCATGTACGGGATGCGATTTTAGAAAGCGATGTGGGGCCAAGAATTCTTTATGAATTGGCTGATAACGCAGAACTGGCTAAAAAGATCACCGGAATGTCGCTAAGTGCTTCATTGCGCGAGATTGGAAAGTTAGAAGCGCGTTTTGAGAGGAAAACTGAAAATGCGCCTAGTAATCCTGTGGGTAAAAGTAAAGCACCACCCCCGATCAATCCGATTAGGGCATCTGGAAATTCTATGGGTGTACAGATAGACGCAAATGGAGCGTTTCATGGTACATACCAAGCATGGAAAGAAGCCCGTAAAGCCGGAAAGATTCGGTAAATCAGTTTTTTTAATTTAAGGAAATGAAATGAGCAATACTCTGCTTACCATTAGCAAGATCACCAATGAAGCATTGATGGTCTTGGAAAACGAATTGACTTTCACTTCGGAAGTTGACCGTAACTATGATGACCAATTCGCTGTCGTTGGCGGCAAGATTGGTAACACCGTTAACGTTCGCCGCCCTGGTCGTTTCATCGGTACTACTGGCCCTGCTTTGAACGTTGAAGACTTCAACGAGACAAGCGTGCCTGTTACCCTGTCGACTCAATTCCACGTTGATACCCAATTCACTACACAAGATTTGGCTCTGTCTTTGGATATGTTCTCTGACCGTGTGTTGAAGCCTGCTGTGGCTGCTATCGCAAACAAAATTGACCGTGATGGTTTGTCTTTGGCTGCATCGCAGACTGCCAACATTGTTGGTGTTGCTGGTACTCCTCCAACTGGTCTGATTACTTATCTGACTGCTGGCGCTTACCTTGACTCCGAAGGCGCTCCTCGTGACGGTCGCCGTTCGTGCATCGTTGAACCCTTTACATCTGCCACCATCGTTGATTCTTTGAAGGGCTTGTTTGTTCCTCAAGAAGCCATCGGTGAACAGTATCGTAAGGGCTTGATGGGCCGTGACTCTGCTGGCGTGAACTGGAAGTTGGATCAGAACGTTGTGTCTCAAACATTCGGTTCTTGGTCTGCTAACACAATCGCTGTGAACGTGACCACCGCTACTGGCTTCCTGACTTCCGGTTGGGCACAGTACTCCACCATTGCCTTGACTGCTTCTTCGGCTTCTACCCTGAATGCTGGTGACGTTTTCACAATCCCTGGTGTGTTTGCTGTTAACCCACAGAACCGTCAGTCTTACGGCAAGCTGCGTAACTTCGTGGTTCAGTCCACCACTGCTGTTGGCACTAGCGCAACTTCTGTTGTTGTTAGCCCTGCCATCATCACTGGCGGTCAATTCCAGAACGTGAGCATCACAACAACTGGCGCACAAAACATCACAGCGTTTAACAACACTGGTGTTTCTAGCCCCCAGAACATCATGATGCACCGCAATGCCTTTACTTTGGCAGTGGCTGACCTTGAGTTGCCTGATGGCGTTCACTTCGCTGGTCGTGCTAGTGATAAAGAAATCGGTTTGTCTCTCCGTGTAGTACGCCAGTATACAATAAATAACGATTCTATTCCAACTCGTTTGGATGTGTTGTACGGTTGGGCGCCTCTCTATCCTGAGTTGGCTTGCCGTATCGCTGCCTAATCATCATTTTTAAAGGAAAAATATCATGGCAAATCCAGGCCCAGCATCAACCATCAACGCGCATCCTAATAATGTCTTGACTAACCAAGCATTGCGCGTAATCGCAACCATCAAGAACGTTCCAGCTAACGCAGTTGCTAACTACCCCATCCAAGTCGTTAATTCTTCAGTGTTTTTGTTGCAATCTTTGATTGTTACTAACCTGAACAACAACGGCGCATCTGTGACTCCTACAGGTTTGGCTATGGGTATTGCTGCAACTTCTGGCGGTTCTAGCTTGTACGGTTCTATCACTGCCGCAAACTTGAGTACTCCTCAAGGCGCGTCTTTGGTGGCTCCTACTGCTCAAACCACTGCAAACACTGTTCAGAACATCTTCTTGAACGTGACTGCTGCTTTGACTACCGCTGTTCCAGGCGCTACGTTTGACGTTTACGTTTACGGATACGACTTCAGCGTTCCATTCTAAAAGTAGGACGCCAAAATGGAAAAGGCCGTCCTCAAAAGGGATGGCTTTTTTTCATTTACCGTTATAATTTAATCATTCTCTAAAGGAATACATCATGTCTTCTACGACCGTGACCCGTGGTAATAGCCACGAAACTTTCTACATTGGCCCTTCTTTGGCTCCTTCGGCAGTTGCCGCTTACACAAGTGCCGTTCAAACGTTTAACGTACCTGGCTTGCTGACAACCGATTTGGTTATGGTTATTGGCGCTATTGGCGTTCAAACTGCTGGCATCTTGCCTGGCGAGGCTGATTGCTACACAAACGGTGTTTTGTCTATTCAATTCTTGAACGTGACTAACGCCAGCGCAACACCCGCACAAGGTGCTTATGCTATTCAAGTGACCCGTGTTGAAGGCCCATTGCCTACTACGGCTTCTTAATCATGGCTAACACCTCTGTAATCCGAACTGGTGGCAAGACTGTAGCGTTGAGCGTTACAGGCTCTGCTCACTCTGCGGTGCAGTTGACAGCCACGACTAATGACCAAATTAACTACGTTGCTTGCCTGAATACAGGCTCAGTTAACGTGGCGATTCGGTTTAGCCAACTGTCCACTGATGCGGCTACATTGCCCGTTGATGGCACTCCTGGTGATTTCATCTTGCCTGGCTTGATGGAATTCCCGATTGTGCTTGCTTGTCCTCCGATCAATATGCAGAATCCCTGCTATGTGACCGCGATTGGTGCAAGCGCTGGCCCTAGCCTTGTTTACTTGACTCCCGCTGTGGATCAATCGTAATGACCAATGCCGCCTCTACGTCTACCATTAACATAGTTCCAGTACAGGGCATCTTTGGGCCTCAACCAACATTCACGCTGGTTAACCTAATTGGCCCTGCCGGAACTCCGTTCTATCCGAATATCAATCCTGTTCAGTCAGGGTTAACTATTACGGGCAGCACAATTGACAGTAGCGTAATAGGCGGCATTTCTCCATCCACGGGGACGTTCACAAACATAGCAACAACAACGGGAACGATCTCCAGCACCCCGACCGGATCACTCGATCTGGTCAACAAGTCATATGTGGACAATATCGCACAGGGCTTGATTGTCAAAGCGCCTTGTGTGGTCGCCACGACAGCAAACATTACCCTTTCAGCCCTTCAGACCATTGACGGAGTGACCGTTGCGGCGGGTGACAGGGTATTGGTCAAGAATCAAAGCACAGCGTCTCAGAACGGCATTTATGTGGCCTCTGCGACTGCTTGGTCGCGTTCTACAGATATGGATGTTTGGGCAGAAGTCCCGAGCGCATTTACTTTTATCCAGCAAGGCACAACCCAGGCGGACACAGGATGGGTTTGTACATCGGATGCAGGCGGGACAATCAACGTCACCCCCATCAACTTTGTGCAGTTTTCCAATGCTGGCGCATACACCGCAGGCACAGGGTTAACACTTACTGGCAACGCATTCAGTATCACAAACACAGGGGTTACGGCTAACTCCTACGGCGCTGCCGGATCTGTTGCTACATTTACTGTCAACGCCCAAGGACAACTGATTGTTGCGTCAACTGTTGCCATTTCAATCGCTAACACTCAGGTTACGGGTTTGGGCACAATGTCCACCCAGAACGCAAACAACGTTGCGATTACGGGCGGCACAATTACAGGAACGCCCATCAGCGGATCTACTGTCGGCGGCACTACTATCACTGCATCAAGTCAGTTTAGCGGCCCTGGCACTGGTTTAACAGGCACTGCAAGCGGTTTGTCGATTGGTGGTAGCGCGGCAAGTGCGACAACTGCCGGAAGCGTAACCAATAGCGTCACCTTTAATAATGGAGGCGCAGGCGGTGTAACCGGATCAACCTTTAACGGTGCTGCGGCTTTAACTGTCAGCTACAACACGATTGGTGCACCTTCAACCACTGGCACAAACGCCTCGGGTACATGGGGAATCAGCATCACAGGTAATGCCGCCACGGTAACGAACGGTCTTTACTCCACTGGTTCATACTCAAACCCCACTTGGTTGACTTCAATTTTGGGGTCTATTGTCAGCGGTGCAGTGGCATCAGCTACAAACGCAACAAACGCCACGAACGCCACAAATCTATCGGCTGGAACGGCATATTCATTTCCTTATCAGTCATCGGCAGGCGTAACTGCTTATCTGGCTGCGGGAACTGCTGGTTATTTGTTGACCACAAACGCAGCGGCAACGCCAACATGGACAAACCCCGCGACTCTTTCCGTCAGTTCAGCGACTACCGCAACCAATCTGGCGGGTGGAATTGCAAGTCAAATCCCTTACCAGACCGGAGCAGGCGCAACTTCTTTTGTTGCTAACGGCACTACTGGACAGGTTTTAACTTCTAACGGCACAAGCGCACCTAGCTGGACAACACCAACTGCCGGAATTACCGTAACAGACGATACAACTACTAACGCAGTGCGTTATCCTTTGTTCGCTGCGTCTACGTCTGGAACATTGGCGACAGAATACGTTGCATCAACTAAATACCAATTCAATCCGTCCACTGGAGTTTTGACAGCTACGGGGTTTAGCGGATCTGGCGCTAGTCTGACAAGCATTCCTAATGCGGCCTTAGTTAACTCAAGCGTCACTATAGGATCCACAGCGGTCGCTTTGGGCGCTACCGTCACTACCTTTGCCGGACTCACTTCGGTGACCTCTACGACCTTTGTAGGGGCCTTAACGGGCAACGCTAGTACGGCGACTTCAGCGACAACGGCAACGAACGCCACAAACACTGGAACAACGGATGACACAACCACAAATGCGGTTATGTATCCTGTTTGGAAAACTGGTTCGTCAGGTAATTTGCCTGAATATGTATCGTCCACAAAGTTAAAATTTAACCCAAGCACAGGGGCTTTGACAGCCTCACAACTTGTCATAGCACCATAAGGAAAAATCATGGGAACTTTAGTCTTTCAAGCAGCGCTCGGCGGTCAAGTCAACCTGACAGGCCCAAACACTGCGTCAACTTTCACGATTACCGTTCCGGCAGTAACGGGAAACATGATTACTTCTGGCGATACGGGGACAGTGACCAACACAATGTTGGCGGGATCTATTGCTAACGCCAAGTTGCTAAATTCTAGCGTAACAATTGGCTCCACATCAGTTGCCTTGGGCGCTACGTCTACCACTTTGGATGGCGTAAACATTGGAGCCACTACCGCCGGAACGGGTGCTTTTACAACATTGGCGGCATCGGGCGCAGTAACATTGTCTGGATTGACTGTTTCTACTGCATTGGCATTGGATGCAAGCAAAAACGTAGTAAGCATAACCAATACAGGATCAGGCAATAATGTATTGTCAACATCGCCAACTTTGGTAACTCCTGTTTTGGGTACGCCTACATCAGTAACTTTGACTAATGGCACTGGCTTACCTTTGTCCACAGGTGTTACTGGCACTTTGCCTGTTGCAAACGGAGGCACGGGTGTTACAACTTCTACGGGTTCTGGAAGTAATGTCCTGTCAACATCGCCAACTTTGGTAACACCCATTTTGGGGACACCCACTTCGGGAACTTTGACAAACGCAACTGGTTTGCCTCTATCTACGGGTGTTACAGGTACTTTGCCTGTGGCAAACGGTGGAACTGGAGTTACAACATCTACAGGGTCAGGCAATAATGTCTTATCAACATCACCCACATTGGTTACGCCAGTTTTAGGAACACCAACATCTGTGACGTTGACCAACGCAACTGGTTTGCCATTAACTACTGGTGTTACAGGCAATTTGCCCGTTACTAACCTAAATAGCGGGACTAACGCATCTTCTTCCACTTACTGGAGGGGAGATGGTACTTGGTCAGCCGTTTCTGGTTCAAGCTCAAGCATTTCTAATGGAACTTCTAATGTAACAGTTGCCTCATCTGGTGGTGTAATTACATTTACAACCAATGCAGCAGAAGCCGCCCGAATCACAACAGCCGGAGATTTTTTAGTTGGATGTACATCAGCTACGTTATATAACCAAAATACAATAAGTGGTTTTGGCATTAGTCCTGGTACTTCTCCCACAATACAAATGGCAAGCGACCCTGCGGGTTCAGTTGGTAATGCCTTTTTTCTTTTTAACTTTAGAAATTCTCCTATCAACGGGGCTAAATACCAAAGATTCTTTTATAACGGAACAACTGAAACTGGTTCAATTTCATTAAACGGTACAACAGCGGTTTTGTACAACGTAACTTCTGATTACCGTTTAAAAACAGTTATTGGCGCAGTGTCCGGTTCAGGTGAACGTATTGACGCACTTGAGCCTGTTGAGTACACATGGAATTCAGATGGCAAACAAACCCGTGGTTTCTTGGCGCACAAGTTTCAAGAGGTTTATGCTGATAGCGTTACCGGAAAAAAAGACGATGTGGACGCAAAAGGTAAACCTGTTTATCAAGCAATGCAAGCAAGCACATCTGAGGTTATTGCTGACCTTGTAGCTGAAATTCAATCATTACGTAAACGCCTTGCAGCCGCAGGCATCTAAAGGAAAAACATGACTACTTGGATCATTGAATGGATGAACGCATCCACACAAACCATCAACGGATACCCTGAAGTGGTTTTAACCGCTGGTTGGCGCTGTAACGGCACAGACGGCGCTTATAGCGCAACGGTATATGGCACAGTATCATTTCCCGAACCTGAAGTAAACGGTGTATTCACACCGTATGCTCAATTAACCCAAGATCAAGTTTTAGGATGGGCGTGGAACAATGGTGTGGACAAAACTTCAGCAGAAGCTAACATTGCTGGTCAATTGGCTTATCAAATTAACCCGCCCGTTATCACCCCTCCCCTCCCTTGGTAAGGATACAAAAATGACTGTTAACATTTCTTCATTTGCTGGCGCTGGTTGGCAGTTATTTAACAATAACGGTGTCCCGCTAGCTGGTGGATTAATTTATTCGTATGTGGCGGGTACTACTACCGCCCAAACGACATACACATCATCAACAGGAACTGTCGCCAACTCTAATCCAATTATTCTGGATTCTGCTGGTCGTGTTCCAAATGAGATTTGGTTAACGGCAGGCGCTGTTTACAAATTTGTTGTTAAAGACACATCAGGAACTCAATTGGGTTCCTATGATGATATTTCTGGCATCAACGACAATTCTGCTGTATCTGCTCAAATTGCGGCTTTGGCGGCTTCTTACGCTGCTGCCACAGGTTCTAATTTGATTGGTTTTCTTCAGCAAGGAACAGGCGCTGTATCCACTACTGTCCAAACCAAACTGCGTGAAAGCATTTCTGTCAAAGACTTTGGTGCAGTTGGTGACGGTACTACAAACGACACAACTGCCATTCAGAACGCTTTGACAGCAGCGGCAGGCAAATCTCTGTACATTCCAGCGGGTACATATCTTTGCAACCAAATCGTTGTCTCTAGTGGTACGTTTGTTTATGGTGATTCACCATCTACAACAATCATCAAAGCCGCAAATACATTAGGTTCTAGCACACCGCTGTTCAGGAACTACACTCAAAATAGTGCGCCCAATGTTTACACTGACGCGGGCATCAGTATTGAAAACATTAGATTTGATGGAAACAACTTAGGCACACGAACAGCCGGACTGTTGGATTTTGTCAAGGTTCAACACCTCAAAATTACAAATTGCCAAATTTACAATGTCCAATACATTGGCGCAGCGTTGAATGGTTGTTTGTATACGACTGTGTTTAACAGTTCTTTTGTTCTTTGCGGCAATCAAACCGTAAGCGCTGAAGGTGGGCCTGCGTTGTTCATTGGCAATTCTTTTGCTGATGGCACTCCATCTTACGATGTCAACGTCACAAATTGTAGTTTTTTAAGTAACAATTGGGCTGGTATTTACGCAACTGCTGACCGAACCATAATCTCTGGAAATTACTTTCAAAGCAACAAAGAGTCTGGCATTTTTCTAACTGGTAATGTTTGCGTTATTACAGGTAATTGGATCAGCGATGTTACTAGAAAATACATCTCTGCATCGGGCATTGAGGCTGGTGGGGATCAACTGACCATCACTGGCAACTTTATTGCTAACGTACAAGCTGACTGCATCTCACTGACAGACACTCAATTTGCCACTGTTACAGGCAATTCATTGATAAACCCAAGGGGTGATGCTTCATATTACGCGCAAGGTAGTTGCATTGGTTTTAATACGCTGACTGCAAGCCCAAATAATACGCGAAACGTTTTAATTGTTGGCAACAACATGGCCTCGCCATCAAACAACGCTTACGCTGCGGTTCGTTTTTACGGGACTACTTCGCCACCTGAGTACATCACTGTTAGCGACAACCAAATGAACCAAAATTCTTGGTCATCAGGTCAAGCAATTGTGGTTCCTTCAAACCAAGCCTCAATTACAAATGTCTACCGCGACAACATTGGTGCATTTGATATTTTTGACTACGGTGGTTATGTTTCTGGTCGCTACTATGCTGGTGAAGCTCTTTCGCCTGCTGCAAGTGGAACTATGGCGGTTTCTGCCAATACTTTGTACGCTACACCATTTGCTGTGCGTCAACAAAAACTGTGGAACAAAATTGCCATCAATGTGACTACGGCAGCAGCCAGCACTTTTGCCTATCTTGGCATTTACCGCATGGAAAATGGCATCCCAACTACATTAGTTTTGGACGCTGGCACAATCAATTTAGACTCAACTGGCACAAAAGAAAACACCATTTCGCAAGTTTTGCCTGCTGGTATGTATGCCTTGGTTTTGCTTGCCAATAACGGTGGAGCAGTAGTTAAGGCAGGCACTTTGAGTGCGGCAGCGGTTGCAACAGTAGGCACATCTTCGATTGGAATAGCAGACACAATCATAAAAGGTTCAGCCACTTATGGTGCATTGCCAGGGACATTCCCAAGTGTCTCATACGGTACTGGCGATAGTGCTTTGTTTACTTTGCGTTGCTAAAGGTTAAATCATGAACTACGTTTGGGAAATCACTGATGCCCCATCTACGGATGGGCTAATCACTTCTGCAAGCTACTCAGTGACCTTGAATGATGACCAGTATTCTGTTTCCTCAGAAGGTCATTGGGTGTTTGACTGTCCAATAATGCAAACGCCTTACGACCAAGTGACCAAAGAAATGATTGTTCAATGGATAGAAGATTCTTCTATCGTTGATGGGGTTAGTAGCATAAAATCAAACCTAGAAAAACAACTAAATGCGCTTAAAACACCTCAACGCACAGGGTTGCCGTGGATGCCAAAGACATTCACTGTTTAAGGATTAAAAAATGACAACGCCTTTAGACATCATTAGTCGCGCCCTTAAAGACATTGGCGCATTGGAGGCGGGTGAAGCTCCATCGGCTGACGCAGCGCAAGATGCGCTTGATATGCTCAATGATATGCTCGATCAATGGTCTAACGAAGACATGATCGTTTATAACTTTACAGAAATCATTTTTCCAATCATTCAAGGCCAAACGCAATACACGATTGGCCCTAACCCATCTACACAAAACTTTATTGGCGCATCTTTTACGGGATCCATTGCTGGTAACGTTTTAACCGTCAGCGGAATTACTTCCGGCGCTGTAGCTCAAGGCCAAACTTTGAGTGCGCTAGGCATAACGGCGGGAACAAAGATAACCCAATTTTTGACGGGTGCAGGTGGTAACGTAAACGAGCAAGGAACATACTTGCTAAACACCCAACAAACCGTAGCGTCTACAACTATTACGGCTTATTACCAAAAACCTTTAACCATCAATTCTGCTTTTGTGCGGATCAACACAACGTCTAACGGTCAGCCTATTTATGGTGGTGGCTTAGATTACCCTGTTTCCGTTCTATCGCTGCAAGAATATGAAATGATTGGTTTGAAGACGCTAAACGGCCCTTGGCCTAAAGCGCTTTACTTTAACCCAGGCGAAGATTCGGGTAACCTTTTTGTGTGGCCCAATCCTTCCCAGGGTGAAATGCACTTGTTTGCTGACACGTTGTTTAGCCGATATGAAAGCCTCACAACTCCTGTTGTTTTGCCTCAAGGCTATTCAATGGCGGTACGTTGGTGTTTGGCTGAACGTTTGATGCCTATGTACGGCAAAGCTTCACAAACCCAAATTGCTATGATTATGAAGTTTGCTGCACAGGGTAAGGCCACATTGAAGCGTACAAACATGGGGCCGCAACAGGTCGCTCAGTATGCGGACGCGCTTTTGGTTGGTCGGGCAAAAGATGCTGGTTGGATTTTGTCCGGTGGCTTCCTACGTTAAGGACTCGATATGCCAGATTTCGGTTTTGTTGGAGCAAGTTACACAGCGCCCTCGATTTATCAAGACGCGCAAGAGTGCATTAACTTTTTTCCTGAGATTGATCCCACAAAAGGTCAAGGCGACAGGGGAATTGTTGCGCTTTATCCGACAGGCGGCTTGGTTACCAAAGCTCAACTGTATGCTGGTCAAGTTCGCGCTTTGCACACCATGTCTGGTGGTCAATACTTAATTGCTGTTTCAAATCGGTTTGTCTACAAAATTGACAACTCATTTACAGCGACTCAAATTGGAACACTCAGCACATCAACAGGTTATGTTGAGATTACCGACAACCAAACAACTGACAACGGATTAACTGCGTACATTGTTGATGGTATAGCCCGATACACATGGGTTGCAAGCTCAAATACATTTGCAACTTTGCCTGCTTCTGATGGGCCTTGGACAGGAGCAAGTTCTTGTGATGTGGTAGATAACTACATCATTTACAACCAGCCTGATACCCAAAATTGGGCAGCCACTGACCTTGGATTAGCTGTCAGCACTACGGGTTATTACGGAACTAAAGACGGTGCGCCAGATAACTTGGTCGCTCTTATTGTGGATCACCGACAAGTTTATTTGTTGGGTGAAGTCACGACAGAGGTTTGGGTTGATGTAGGCAACCAAATCACTGGGATTATTAGTTTTCCTTTCCAACGTATCTCCGGCACGACCATGCAACACGGATGTGCCGCCAAGGGGTCTATTGCTCGATTTGGCGAGAGTTTTGCATTTGTCTCTAAGGACACTAGGGGAACGGCAACTATTGGCGTAATGGCTGGATATACCTACCAAAAGATTTCTACTCATGCAGTTGAAAACACTTTGGCTGGAAAAGTTATTTCTGATGCTGTCGCCTATACCTATCGGGTAGAGGGTCATGAGTTCTATGTAGTCACATTTCCAAGCATTGACTTGACATGGGTTTATGACTTGGCAACTCAACAATGGCACAAATGGCTTTCATACTCAAATGGTGAATACCATCGCCATCGTTCTAACTGTGGTGCTTTCTTCAACAACATGAACATTGTTGGGGATTATGCAAACGGCAAGATTTACAGTGTTGAACGGGATGTGTACACCGAAGATGGGAACACAATCCGCAGGCTTCGCAGAGCGCCTCACCTTGTTCTAGATTTACAACGTGAGTACTTTGATGAACTGCAAATCCAGTTTCAGCCAGGCGTGGGTATAGGCGGCTTCTCCGTCAAAAGTGGTGAAGTCATTTCCGATCCTTACTACATACCCTCTAACGGCACTTTAAAAATCGGTGCGGATTCTATTGTCTACATTGGCCCAATCAATACCTTGTACGTCACTCCATCAGATGCAATCACCAATCCCGAGGCTATGCTTCGCTGGTCAAATGATGGCGGCTCTACTTGGTCAAACGAACATTGGGTAAGCATTGGACAGCAAGGCAAATACAAAAATCGTGCGATCTGGAGGCGTTTGGGCATGGCTCGGGATCGTATCTTTGAGGTGGCAATTAGCTCTCCAGTAAAAGCTGTGATTGTGTCGGCTAACTTGAAAAGCTCAGTTGGAGAAAATTGATGGCGGTCAATACCAATATCACTATTCCTCAGTCACCTTTTCTAGACCCGACTACAAACCGTCCAGCGCGTGAATGGCTGGTATGGTTGCAATACCCTAGTGTAGTCAGTATTAACCTTGCAAACGCCCTTCCTGTGACTTCTGGCGGTACTGGATCAACTGCGATCCCTGCCAATGGACAAACATTGATCGGTAATGGTTCTGTTTATGTAACAGCCAACATCACACCTGACACGGGAATTGGCATTACAAATGGGCCTGGCACGATCACCATCAAAAACACAGGCGTTACTTCATTTAATTCTGGCACAACAGGGTTAACACCTACTGGAAAAGCAACTGGTGACATAACTCTAGCTGGAACGTTGCAAGTTGGTAACGGTGGAACTGGTATCAGTGCTGTGCCAACAGGAAACTTGGTTTTTGGTAGTACGTCATCTAAATTGGCCTACGATACTGATCTTTATTGGAGTAGCACCTCCAAGAATCTTCAGGTTGTTACAATTAATCCTAATTCCACGCGATCATTTTCTGCAATCAGCGCAACTGCTGGTTTAAGTATGGGTGTGGACTCTGCCAACAACGGTTTTGTTTATTCTTTGACTAGTGAAGTTTTTTACACTGGCGGCACAGAATCCATGCGAATAGACCCATTAGGAAATGTCGGCATAAATTGGACAAGTCCTGACAGAGTAGCCAGATTGACTGTCAACGGGAAAATTGCTGGTCTTGGGTACATGGCAACAAACCAAGCCAATTTCTACGCCATTGGTAACATAGCCGCCAATTCCACAAAAGCCGGATACACGTTTTTTACGCAATTCGGCAGCGGCACTGATTACAGTCCTTATCGTTCAGCAGACATCATTTCTGGTTTCAATGGTGGCACATGGGGAACAGAATTTCTGTCTTTGAACGTAGGTTATGGCGGCTCAGATAACAGCGCCAACAATGTCACAACCGAAAAATTAAGAATTAACGCCAATGGTGCGGTATCTTTTGGCAGTTCTGGAACAAATTACGGGGTTTCTGGACAACTTTTGATGTCTGGTGGCAATGCTTCCCCTATTTGGCAACAAAGCCTCTACTTTGACACCTCCACAACTACGCTACAAAACGTCACAACAAGTTCGGGAACGTATCAATCATTTGTAGTGGTGAACCCTGGGGCGCTTACCGCTATGGGTGTGGACGCTTTTAACAATTCATTTCTTACCGCCCAAAATGACCTTTACATTGGTACTAGCGGCACAGCAAAACTGAGAATTACCTCTGGCGGGGCTTTTTACTGGAATGGCACAATTGGTGCTTCTGGCACTTTTGTTGCTACTGGTAAAACAGTTACTGTGACTTACGGCATCATTACCTCAATTGTATGAACCATATTGAAATTTTTAAACAAAACAATAGCAAGATTGAGACTGATCTTGGCATTGTGCATCACTTCTCAGACGGTCTTTATGCCAAACAGATGGTGATAAAAAAAGGCTTCATTGCTGGAATGCATTCTCATGTGTACAGCCATCTGTCTATCTTGGCTCAAGGTCGGGTCATTGTGAGGACAGATTTTGAGGAAAAAGAATATAGCGCCCCTGCTTGTATTGAAATAAAATCAAGCATATTGCATTCCATTGAAGCGCTTGAAGATTGTCACTGGTTCTGCATTCACGCAACGAACGAAACTGATGTTTCCAAAGTTGATGAAATTTTAATTCAAAGGAAATGATATGCCAATAGGATGGGCACTAGCCGGATCAGCCGTAGCGGGGTTGTTGGGCGCTAACATGCAAGCTAATGCCGCATCTAAAGCGGCGAATACACAATCAGATGCTGCTCGATATGCGGCTGACCTTCAGCAAAAACAATTTAATTTAATCAATGAGCAACAAGCACCATATCGGCAAGCTGGTTACTCTGCTTTAAATGAAATTGGCAATCAAATGCCTTACTTTACCCATCAAGTTACGGCTGAAGATTTGAAGGCAATGCCAGGTTTTAGCTTTGGCTTGGAACAAGGCGTGGGTGCTAATAAGCAACAAATGAACGTGGGCGGTGGTGGAAGCAACATTACCCGTGGCGCTCAAAAGTTTGCTGAAGACTACGCCACAAATGTTGGACTGCCTCAGTATATTAGCCAACGTCAAGGCATCTACAACACCTTGGCAGGCATTGCGGGTATCGGTCAAACCGGACAAACGCAAGTCAACCAAGCGGGTATGAACACGGCTTCCAACATTGGCGCATCTAATGTTGCGGCTGCGGGATATCAGGGTGCTGGTCAAGTGGCTGGTGCTAACGCATACAGTGGTGCTTTGAGTAACCTTGGCAATGCTGGTTATATGTATAACTTGTTAAGGCCACAAAGCGGTGGAAGTATTGGCACAGTGGGAACTAATGCTAGCTTCTATGATCCTTCGCAAGTGCAGTTTTAAGGACAAATATGGCTGACTTAACATTTGCCCCTGCTGCGGCTGCTGGTATCAAGCCAGTCCCACAAACAAGCCTTGCTGATATGTTGGGAATGGCGCGAGGCGTTCAAGAATATCAACAAGCACAACAAGTTAACCCGTTAAACCTCCAAAGGTTACAACAACTTGCCGAACAAGAAAAACAAGTTCAGCCTTTGCAATTGCGACAACAACAAGCATTGACCACTGGCGCTGAGGCTAAATTGCCATTTGAAATTCGTTCTAGCGAAGCCGCTGCAAAGTCTGCCGAGGCAACATCAAAAACAAATGAAATTGCTGCTGAAAAAGCTGGTGTCGATTTAAACAAATATTACGTTGATCTTTCACGCAACGTTTATGGCGGTCTGTTGGCTGATCCGGCTTTTAATCCTGAAAATCCTAATCCGGCAAAAATGATTGAAAAATTGGATGCGGCACAACACGTTTTGACTAAAGGATTTAATATCCCAAAACATGAAAACGCTTCGCACGATCAACTTTTGCAATTAGTTAAGACAAACCCTAAAGAGGCAATTCAAACTATTGCGAACGGCATATTCCAAACACAAGCTCCTTCAGAACAAGGTGCATTGTTAGCTCGCGCTCCATCTGCATTTGCTACTGGTGAGGGAACATTGCTTCAACCCACATCACCATTTCAACAAGGGCAACCAGGAAAATTTATCGAATCTAAAATTCCAACTGGAACTCCTATCACTTTGGGTGAAGGCAATCCTTACGGTTTGCCTGTTGGCACTCAAATTCTTAAACCACCAGTTTCACAAACACCGCAAAATGCTGGCCCTGCAATGGGCGCTTTAGCTCCTCAAGTGGCATCTACCATTGCAGCCAATACAGGAATTGCTAATGAGGATTGGAAGCAAACTACAGAATTGGCTAAGACGGCGCCCCAACGTATTGCGACATTCCAAAACATTAAAAAATTAGCCCCAGACAGTTTTACGGCTGTAGGCGGCGAAAGAAAAGCATTAGCGTCTGGTATTGCTAACGCGCTTGGCATTTCTGCTTATGAAGCTGAAAACACCGCCACTCAAGAGTTGATTAAAAATACCAAATTGCTTGCGATTGCTGGCGGCAATACGGATGCGGCTCGCCAATTGGCTGAAGCGGCTAATCCAAACAACAAAATGAATGTGCCTGCAATTAAAAACATTGCAGACATGATGATTGGTGTTGAAAAGATGAACCTTGCAAGACAAAAGTATTTGGCTTCTGCTCGGGACAATCCAATGGCATATCAGCAAAAGATGCAAGAATTTATTCCATTTATGGATTCGCGTTTGTATCAAGAAATGACAGCAGAAGATGTCAAAAAATTAAAATCTTCTATGTCTGCTGAACAACGCGCAGAAATTAGTGCGAAAATTCAACGGGCGCGACAATTGGGGATTCTCTAATGGCGACACTAGCTGAACTTTGGGACACTCAAGCCCCTGCTAAGGGCGGCTTAAATGCGGATCTATCCACTAAATTGGAAGAAGCAAAAGCCGCCTATAAAAAAGAGTTTGGTAAAGAATTGCCAATTACAAGCGGTTTTCGATCAACTGCTGAGCAACAACGTTTGTTTGATGCTCGCAAGTCAAACCCTAATCCAGTAGCAGCTCCAGGAACTAGTTTGCATGAAACTGGTGATGCAATTGATATTTCTGCAAAAGTCCCAGACGATTTTTTGGCTAGATTTGGTTTGCATCGTCCATTGGGAAAAAAAGATCCCGTTCACGTTACTTTGATGCCTCAAAAGGCTCAAGGCAACACTTTGGCTGATCTGTGGGATACAACACAAGTAACGCAACCAACGGCACAACCAACAGAAATCAAACAACCGGAATCGCTTGGCGTTCTTCAGCGCGTATTCCAAGCCAAAAAAGACGTTCCAGGCTTTTTGGCTTCTGCGGCTGATGTTGTTGCTAGTGCGCCTTCTGCTATTGCGGGAACCATCGGTTATGGTGCTGGTCGTTTGTTTGGTTTATCGCCTGAAGAAGCTACTGCCGCATCTCAAAAAGTCGCACAACCTTTGGCTCAACCCATTGGTCGGGCAACTGGTTTGGCTGAAACGCAAGCCTATAAACAAGCCTTGCCAACGCAAATTATGGATTACATTGGCAAGAACATTGGCGAAGGCGCTCAATCTATTGCCCAAAAGTTTGGCGTTCCTGTTGCTGACGTTGAAAACGCAATTAATGCGGCAATGATGGCTGGCGGTGCGGTCGCCCCTAAAGTTGTTCGTAGCGTAAAATCTGCGGCTGCTGAATTGCAACCACAAATGCAAACTCAGTTTGAGGCCAAAGGCGGTATGCGTTCAGGCGGCGCGGCGGCGGCTACTAATGAATCTACAATTCAAGCGGCTATTGCAGCATCTAGCCCTGAACTACAGGCAGTAGTTAAAAACATTCCGGTTGATAAAGTTAATCTTCCAACTTTACAACGTCACATTGAGGCTGATTCTTTGGGCATCCGTTTGACTGAAGGTCAAGCAACTGGAGATATTGTTAAGCTCTCAAACGAAATGAACCGTAGGGGCCGTGATCCAGAATTGGCTAATCGTTTTAAAGAACAAAACGATCAACTGGTTGAAAAGATTGGCGAAATCCGTCAGGCTGCTGCCCCTGATGTCTATGGCACTAAGACCATTGAAAATAGCCAGGGCGTGATTGATGCTTACAAGGCTTTGGACAAAGAAAAAACCACTGTTATTCGTGATGCCTACAAAGCATTGGAAGACGCAAACGGTGGGCAATTTCCTGTTGATGGCGTAACTTTGGCTAGCAATGCAGAAAGTTTGTTGGGCAAAAAACTTAAAACTGAATTTTTGCCTTCTTCTATCAAATCGCAATTGGATCGGTTCAAAGCTGGCGAACCAATGACGTTTGAGCAGTTTGAGGCTATGCGTACTAACCTTGCGGCTGAAGTCCGTAAAGCAGAACGCACAGGAGACGGTAACGCAAAAATGGCATCTAGCCTTGTTTTGCAGTCTTTAGAAGATTTGCCTTTGCAGCCTGGTGCTGCCGCCAATCTCAAACCAATTGCAGACAAAGCAAGAAGCCTAGCCAAGCAGCGTTTTGATATGCTGAAAAAAGACCCTGCTTATCGGGCGGCAGTTGATGATACTGTTCCCGCTGATAAGTTTATTGACAAGTTTGTTATCAAGGGCGTTAACAAAAATCTTGAGACAATGGTTGACCACTTGGGCCGTGGCTCTGAAGCTCAACAGCACATGGCTGCTGGCACAGTTAACTGGCTTAAAGACAAAGCGGGTATCGTTGATGAAACCGGAAACTTTACCCAAGCTGGATACAACAAAGCTCTGCAAGAGTTGGACAAAAACAAAAAACTCAATTTGATTTTTGATCCTGAATCAAACATGAAACTTAAAACCTTGGGTAACGTGGCTCGATATACGCAAGCTCAACCTAAAGGTCACTTCATTAACAATTCAAACACCTTGGTTGGCAGTTTGGCTGAAAAGGGCGCAAGTCTGCTTGAATATGGCGGTAACATTGTTGGAGGCGGTAAATTTGGACTGCCTTTAGGCTCAATGGTTCGCGGCAAAGCTCAAGAAGTCAAAGCGGCTGCACAAACAAAAAAATCCTTAGAAACAGGCGCTGGCATTGGATCTGGCAAAACCAAACTTTCTGATGTAGGAAAAGAATGATGGAAACCCAACAACTATTTAACATAGCCGTGGGATTAGCTGCTTTTTTTGGTGGATGGGTACTGAACAACATTACCAAAGCCATTGAACGGCTAGATACTGATGTGAGATCATTGCCTGCAAATTACGTTTCCAAAGACGATTACAGGCGCGACATTCATGAAGTCAAAGAAATGCTGTCAAAAATATTTGATAAGTTAGACACTAAAGCGGATAAATGATTGATCCAATTACCATTAGTGCTGCGTTTGCAATAGCAAAAAGCACTATTGCAGGGGTCAAAGAAGCCATTCAGATGGGTAAAGACCTACAGGAATGTAGTGGTGACTTAATAAAGTTTTTTGAGCATAGGGATACAGTAGCCAAGGCTGCGGTACACGATAAGAAAAAATCAAAGTCTGACATGGGGCAGGCTTTAGACATCGTAATGCAGGCCAAAGCCTTGCGTGATGCGGAAAAGGAACTAAAAGAAAAGTTGATTTGGTCTGGTCAGGGTGATGTGTGGGAAGCCATCCAAGCCGAATACAACATGATTGTGGCTAACCGAAAACGTGAGGAACGTGAGGCAGAGGCCAAAGCAAAGCAGCGCAGAGAAAATATGGCAGAGACAGTAAACATTTTGTTAATTGGGTTTGTGTCTGTGCTTGCTGCTGGTTTTATTGGGTGGGGTACGTTTGAATTTATTATGTACAAACTAAGGAACTGATATGGATTGGTTAAAAGCAATAGCACCGACTTTGGCTACAGCCATTGCAGGCCCATTTGGAACAATGGCTTACGGGTTAGCAGCAACTGCGCTCGGCGTATCTCCAGAAGAAGCGCAAAAAACCATTGAATCAGGAAAACTTACTTCTGAACAAATTGCATCCATTCAGCAAGCTGAAATTGCCATCAAAGCCCGCGCTCAAGAACTTGGCTTAGACTTTGCCAAACTTGCTAATGATGACCGCAAATCAGCCCGTGATATGCAAGTGGCAACACGCAGCTACTTGCCCCCTGCCCTTGCTATAGGCGTTACTGCTGGCTTCTTTGGCATTCTAGGCGGTCTTATGTACGGTCAGATCCAACACGCTCCTCAGATAGATATTATGTTGGGTAGCCTTGGCACAGCCTGGACGGGCATCATTGGTTTTTACTTTGGTAGCAGCGCATCAAGCCAAAACAAAGACAACCTTCTTCACCAATCCACTCCAACATCATGAATCAAAACTTTGATAAAGCATTGGCGGCTGTTCTTGTCCACGAAGGTGGCTACGTTTTTAACCCAAAAGATCCTGGCGGGGAAACAAATTTAGGTTGCACTAAAGCCGTTTGGGAAGAACATTGTGGTCACATGGTAGATACAAAAACAATGAAAGCCCTTACCCCTGCTGATGTTGGGCCGCTGTACAAAGCAAAGTATTGGGACAAGGTAAAAGGTGATGACTTGCCTTCTGGTGTGGATTATGTAGTCTTTGATGCTGCCATCAACTCAGGCCCAGGTCGTGCCGCAAAGTGGTTGCAGGCTTGTGTAAACGTGTACGCAGATGGCGTTATTGGCGACAAGACAATCCAAGCTGTACGAAATAAAGACCCCAAAGAACTCATCAACGATTACTGTGCATACCGTTTAGCGTATCTCAAAATGCTTCAAACATGGGACACATTTGGCAGGGGATGGGAACGCAGGGTCAAAGAAGTAAACGCAACAGCGTTATTAATGTCATAACGGCGTAATAGTGAGCGATTTCAATACGCTCATGATTAAACGTGTTGACATTCGCAAAGAATCTGTTCAGTTGAAACTGTCGGTACTTCAAAACAAGTGCCTGCCTTTTGATACGCCGTATGACACTAATTTTGGATCTTGGTGGATTGCTACTCAAGATGGCGTGGATATTGGTTTTGCGGGGCTTGTGCGTACTGTTAGTTGGACTGATTGCGGGTATTTGTGTCGTGCAGGTGTTGTTCCTGTTGCTCGTGGACAGGGATTACAGAAAAAGTTTATCAATGTCAGAGTACGACAAGCAAAAACTCTTGGGTGGAAATGGGTCATAACTGACACCCGCCATAACCCCGCTTCGGCAAACAGTTTAATTTCATGTGGGTTCAAAATGTTTGAGCCTTCTAACCCGTGGGGTTGCAAAGATACCCTTTATTGGCGAAAGAAAACGTAATGCCTTCCCAAAAATTTTCTGACCAGCAAGTTATCAGCGCAATTGAGAATAGTAGTTCAATCCGTCAAGCCAGCATCAACCTGGGCATGGACTTGTCTGGCCTACACAAAAGACGCAGGCGAATTGAACAGCGTGAAAAAATAGAAATCAAAGCGCCGCAATCGACTGACCAATACAAACATCTGCAAACAGCGCATACCCATCCAACTAGAAAAGATCTTGGCATCTTGAATGGTACTGTGATTGTTTTCAGTGACGCACACTTTTGGCCTGGAGTCTACAGCACAGCATTTCACGGTCTGTTATGGGCTATCAAAGAACTCAAACCCAATGCAGTGATAGCTAACGGAGATATTTTTGACGGATCTGGGATAAGCAGACATCCACGCATCGGGTGGACAAAATCGCCTACAGTCATGGAGGAACTCAAAGCCTGCACCATCTCGATGGGTTACATTGAGGAAGCCGCTAAAGAGGCTCGTCACAACGTCAAATTAATCTGGCCCTTGGGTAACCATGACGCAAGGTTTGAAACGTTTCTTGCCGCCAATGCGCCTCAGTATGAACACGTTAAAGGGTTTACCCTACGCGACCATTTCCCACTTTGGGAGCCATGTTGGGCGGTTTGGATGAACGAAGACACAGTAGTTAAGCACCGGTTTAAAGGTGGAATCCATGCTACCCACAATAACACCGTGTGGTCAGGCAAGAACATTGTTACAGGCCACCTTCATAGTCTAAAGGTTACGCCATTTTCGGACTATAACGGGGTGCGATATGGTATTGACACGGGTACGCTGGCAGAACCCTACGGCCCACAGTTTGAAGATTACACCGAACACGGCCCACTCAACTGGCGGTCGGGCTTTGCGGTGCTTACCTTTGTGAATGGCAAGCTGTTGCTGCCTGAGTTGGTAACGACACACAGCCACGATTCCATTGAGTTTCGAGGCCGTGTGATTAAAGTTATTACTCAGTAACTTCTTCAGCGACTTCTTCGCCTTCTTCATCTTCAACCGGAACTTCATCCCAATTGCCAATCCAGCCAGCCTCTTCTTGAAATTCAACAAATTCCTTGAGGGCTTCGATCATGTCAAAGTCATGGGTTTCAACAGTCATTTTGCCGTTGCCCATCCAACCAAGCGTCATTTCAAATTTAAACATAACACACCCAATATTCATAACAGCAAAATTGCTGCATAATCATCGTAATTGCATTAAATGACATTTGCAAGACCAAGGAAAATCATGGCTACAAATATGGTATTGACCCGCGAAAAACCAAAACACTCAGAAGCAAAAGAGTACGTTTTTGAACGCGAACACAAAAAAGAAGCTCGCAAAGTTGCTGAGTTGGAAAAAGAATTGAAAAAGCATGAACGTACTGACATGGCTCACGCGCACCCTATGCACCGTTCACATGAGGCTAATCAGAAGTCGGCTCCGCTGCCATCAATGCGGAAATAGGCACTTTGTCAGGCCACAGGCCTAATGCCCTAAGTTTGTGGACGGTCTTTAAATGGGCGGCTGTCCACAAAGCCTGGCGGTCGTCTTTTGACAGATTCTTGCCTTGATCTAGTTCTGCATGGCAAGCAAAACAAAGACTGGCTATTAGATTATCGTCAGCCTTAATTGATCTGCCGCGCCCGCCGCCCCAATTGGCGTGTGCAGCTACAACAGTGCCATCATCTGCCCCACAATGCTGGCAAGGTATCTCCCTTGCGTTACGCAACAATGTGGGCGACCGCACATAGTCATGCTTCGGAAATTTCATTTAACGCTTGCCATTCTTCTTCGGTAATAAAGGGTATGGCCTTTGGTAGATCATCTGGTATCTGCCGCCATTTCATCTCACGCTCAATGCGCTCAAATTCATCGTCTTCATAAGTTTTCATTTTTGCTCCTGTGGTGGTGTACAAGTGTGGATGTAGTCGCCTGCCCGTTTACCGCATCGGGGGCAAAAGTTGCGCTCACCCTGTTTAAAATTATTTGAGTAATTCATTTCTGAAGTGAATTGCTGAGATTTTTTTTGCACAGATGCTGGTTGTGCGGGTGGTGCTTGCATTGAATTTTGGCACGCACATCCCTGCATCACACTGTTGCCTAATTTTATTTTTCCGCAACTTGTACAAGTGTTCATGTGTTCTTCTCCTTGAGTTTGGCTTCGATGGCTTTTGCAATTTCAATGGTTTCCATGTTGTATCCTCTAAACTGCAATACAGACCAAATCTCCTCATCTGTCAGCCCTACCCATGTGCGCTGTGCGGGTGGGGTGGTGTGTTCCTGCGCGAAGCTGGCCATACAAACAGCGATGTCGTTTCCCAGCGGTGTTCCCTTAATAAATCTGTTCCACAGTGGTTTACTTTGGATGATTTCTTTGGCTTGCTTGAGCAGATCAACCCACGCCACAGGCTCCTGCACAGGTGCTGCAAGGGCTTGCTTAAATATCTCGTCAACCCGTTTCGCAAACGATGTTCGCTCCATGTCGTATTCGATCATCAGGTCATCCAGCGCCAGCTTCAATGCTTCGTCTTTAGTCATGCTTGTCCCCTTGCTTGCATCAGCTCATCAAAAGCCAGCGTCAAATCAGGAATTGATTTGTTCCAAGCATCATTCATTTCTTGAGTCCAACAACGTGG